ATCTGTTTTTACGCATAGCAAAAGCGCCCTACTGATCAGGTAAGGCGCTCTGCTGAGATGTGAGGATATGGAGTAAGAAAGGAGGTGTACATCAAATGTCATGTTATATTATACCATAATATCATTCATAATAAAAGCCCGAGTTAAGATATCCGTTTATTGCTTCCCGGTCACTGTCGAACCCGTCAATACTTATCGAAGCGCCGTTACATTTAATATATCCGGATAACGTTGATATCGTCGCGCCCTTAAAGAAAGGCATACCGGAAACAGCCTTAAAGCCTGTTGTGATAGCCGTTTCTGAAGGTCTGCGCTTATATATTATTACTTTTCCGACGCTTCCAACCATACAACCCACGGCGCTGGATATACTGCCGTTAACCTGAGTATGTAAAGATAGCGACTGAGCCGCACCCATAGCAGCACCGGCCATACTGAGCGCACCCGATCCGATAAGGGCAGCATTACCCGAAGCAATACCGGCCACGCTCTGAGCAATTCCGCCTATTGCGGATATACCCGAAGCAAGGGCGCCCATGGGATTATTAAAAGAGGATCCTGATACAGGAACTTGTGTTGCACAATTGCCCTGATAAGTAGCTACATAATCGCCGGTAGTTTTCGAGATCCTATAAACCATATCACCGGTACATATATCAAGGTACATATCAACAATAAAGCTCTGATTCTCGGAAAATATATCAATGTCAAGCGGCACTACTCCCACATAAGGAAGATATAACGCTCCTGTTGTATATGGTGCATGATCTAAGTAAGAATGAACATCAAGCCCGGTTGGATCCGGAACAGTAAAGGAGCAAGTAACACCTTGCAAAACGTGCACAAGTCTATTTGCTACATAATAAGCGTCTGATAATAATACAGTTGTATCTACCGTCAGACCGCCGACAAGAACGGTTTTTGTCGGATTGTATGGAATAGCAATACAACTTACAATTATATTTTTCATGTCATAAATAACATTATTAAAGCTTTGAACAAAATCAGTTGTATATATTGTATTACATACGGTCTGAAGCTCCGATTCTGTCATTATACAGTATCGTAATCCTTTATCTGTTACAGTTCCGACAATAAATGTAGTAGGATTGAGCTTAAAATTATAACTGGTCAGATCAAAAACGGCAGAAAGCGACTCGTCAATCTGATCTGTTGGAACGTTCCGCGGATCCCTGATCAATACGTTAGTACTTGCGCTCGTGTATTCAACATCAGCATAAAGCGCCCCTATTGCGCTCTTATAGGTCGCCAACGGATCCGAAGTACAGCTTATCTCTATCAGGCCGCCGTTGTGCGTGACTTCCGATACAAAATAATATCTGCCGAAAGCCTGAACATATTTTACATTATCAGGAACCCCGGAACATATAAAAGTAGGCGAAGATATCCCGCAAGGCTCTTTTAGTCTTACGGTTGTTTGTGTTCCGCCGGTTGGCTGTTTGGTCGAGTTAGTACGCTTTGAAAAATTTGTCCAGTATGTAATATTCATACCTTGTCAATCCTTTCTTTCATTCTTCCGCGCGTTTCATATCCATATATTCCATCAATTGCTATATTCTCTTGACGCTGGAAGGTCTTTACTGCCTGTTCGGTCTGAATACCGAAAGCGCTATCTTTATTAACCTTTATTCCGATATAGTTTAAGTCGTCCTGAAGTAAGCCAACCTGGAGCCCTCTGTCACCCTTCTTAAGAATAGGAACGGCAAGCGCGGGCTTGCTTCCTGATATGAAGGAATTAACAGGAACTTCAACGCCGCTTCTATTATCCCAGTAATACTTAGTGCTCCGGGTGTCAACATGATCTCCCCAAGTATATAGGCCGATACCCTTTAAGTATTTACAATCGGTTTCCGCATACTGAGCGATTGAAAGCGGAGCAACTCCGGATATTGTAATATCCGCTGCCTTTCCGTATATATGCTGTGAACGTGCCGCGCCGCCGATCTTCTTATTATATTCCGGTGTCCGGTAAGCGCTGTTGATGATAACAGGTTTTCCGAAGTGGTCCCGGATCTGCTGGAGCATGATAACAAGCTTTGAATCAATCTTGATAAGGTCGCTTCCGTCCTTGCAAGCGAACTCCGAAACCTTAAAATTAAGAGCACGCTTATTATAACGGAAAGTCTTTTTGCCGTCAGCTGCGAGGGAATAATTTTTTACACCTTCATTTTCTGCTATGTCTACATATATAGCCATTCTTCTTTTCTCCTTTCATTTTATAATGTTCAATTATGGTCTGAATGTTTAAAATAATAGTTATTGATATCACCATGAGCATAAAGCCGCCCATAACAATAAAAGCCGGAAGTACAATATTCAATAATATTTCCGTTAGAATGTTCATTTGTCAGCACCTTTCACCGCTTCGCACAGATCAAGCTTATCTATGAGCTCCTGAAGCGCTTTAGTGTTATTGTTTATTGCCTGTTGCATTGTGCGGTTTTGGTTTGCCTGTTCAGCTCTTAAGTCAGCCATAGTTTTATTATTGTTGTCCGTCTGATATTTGACAAACCAAGCCATACCGATACAAGCGGCGATCGGAAAGCCTACTGTACTAATGATTGTTGCTACTTCTCCCATTGTTTTATTCTCCTTCATTATCAATGTTTATTTTTTCAATTTCTGCCCGAACTTCTAAGCAGTGTAGATATTCTCCCATGCACCTTTTTTGATCTTTAAGCAATTCAATCGGGCAAGTAGGAATAAATTCGAGAGTGCCGGCTTCATGTTTAACAATCATTCTATGAAGCTTTTCATATCTTATTTTAGTTTGCTCATATTCCGCAAGGAATCTTTCTTTATAATCGGAGCTGGTCATTAGATTAATAGTATCTTCGAGTTTTCCCATGATAAAATCTCCTTTTTCTTCATTATATATTATGAAAACTTAAAGCGCAATTTATAATTGAATATCATATCATACATAGTATAGTTTAAAAAGATCATACGCCCTTCAGTCGTTGCGTCAATAAGATCCATACATTCCTCAAAATAAAAGCGCCTGATATCTCGCTCAATATTAAGATTATACTCAGGAACTCCGGCCATAAAGCGCGAAGTACACATATAATAAACGCCAGCGTCGTTAACATAGATATAATATTTATTCTTTTTATATATCAGCTTTAAATAGGGCTTGTAACCTTTAAGCGCTTGCTTACCTATACAAGACAGATCATTATAAGCGAAAGAGTTGTCCCAAGCCATGGCGCCCCATTGTGTCGAGTGCATAGCCTTATAGAAAAAGCTATCTTTTTCCTTGCTTCTCATTTCATCAGTAACCGGAAGCAGCCTTATAAATATACCTCTTTCGTCGTCTGTCATAATAAGAGAGTCTTTGCTTTTTGCTCCTTTGTCGGCCATATAAGCGATATCGTCAACAATATCCAATACCGCACAAGTCGGATTATATATATTTACGGCATTAGCCAAACATATAAGTTTTAATTCTCCCCTATCCCTTAATATCCTATCTCTGGCCACCGTCTTATAAATATCGAGAAGCTGTTCACCTTCCTTTCTTCCGCACCTTACCCATGGCTGCGGGATAAATTCATCAAAGATCAGGGCGTCGCACTCAGAAAAATCGGATCCCTTGTATTTATCCCCGGCATTCAGGGAGAGAATATAACCGACAATATCCCCGGAAATATTGCCTTCATTGTCAACCGGATAAAAACCGCCTAACCCTGTATCAATAGGAAACGCCTGGATATTTGCGTTAAGATCTCTGTTGATTGATTTAAAGGGTGACACGTCGGCTTTCATTCCTGACTTTGCACCCTTTGAGCATATCATTTTTACTTCGTCGTTCGTGCGTTTTATAAAGATAAACTTCTTTCCCCGGGTATAATATTCTTTAAGCGTTCCGTAAGTCTTACCGGTATTACGGCCACCAACGACAACATAACACCAGTAGTCTTTATATAATAAGATATCCGGAGCTATATTATAATATATGCCTTCAATGTGGCTTTCGCGTATCTCTTTCATTCCTAAACCTCCCATACTTCTCTATTATCATCCAATATAAAATCTTTACATATCAGCCTATTTTCGATCGAATCATGTCTGATTGTGCTGTCAATATCACAAACCCTCGCGTAAGGGCCGTTTGTATAATCCCAAAAAACATCTGTACAATGTTTACATATTAAGCAGCTATCCGGCTTACACCAGTATTTTTGTCCATTCTTACATTGAAAAGCATATAACTTTTGCATTTTTCTCCTTTCCTAAAATACGCTCATTACTTCAGGATCAAAAAAGCTGAATTGCTCAAGATCTTCGTACCCGGCGAGATCCTGTTCTACTTCCATATAATCAGTATATAAGATATTGGCGCGGTCGAGATCGGTCATTATATAATCACACGGTTTCAGGTCGATTGAATCTCCGGTTATGTTTCCGTTCTTGTCGGTGTATATCTTATCAACTGTTATGTGAGTGTGTCCGAGCTTCTTAGTCGTCAATCCGTCAAAAGTAAAGAACGCTCTGAAGTTTTCAATATTATTCTTTAAGCACTCCGCGCCTTTTTTCGGAACTCCGGCAACTGTTATTTGAAGATCGCCACCCATAACAAAATTGTCGCCCCTGGCTGTTAACGGTCTGTCGCAGTAGCATTTACTGTGTAAAGTCTTGAATTGCATATATTCGCCGTCAAATTCCGCGACTCCGAGATTATATTCTTTTCCTTTTACTGTTACACCTGAATAACCATGATCGGAAAGAAGCTTCTTACACTTTTCATTATATGCCGCAATCTTCTTTTCATCAAACTTCGTCGCATAGCAGCTGTCAGTATCAGAATATAACCATATCCCGCCATTATCATAATCAACACACTCACCCAGCTCGAAAAGATTGCGCTGTGCGTAAGCCGTAACCCATACGCCCCATTGATAAGGAAGGAAGCTGTTTTTGTTTTTGACGTGCTTGTTATAATTTTCTTCGAAGTTATCCCAAAAAGCTATAGCGTCGCTTGAATATTCCCCGGTCTTATAATCTTCTTTGATATCCATGCTTACGGGATGTTGAACACACATTCCGAACAGAGCGTTAAATTTACCTTTTTCGAGGGAGTACAATATATCATCAACTCCTTTAAGCTCGCATTTTGCCTTATATTCCTTATAAATGATATCTGAAAACCATTCAGGGAGATAATGTTTGAAAGCAACATAAATATTATCAAATTGGCATTTCTCCCATTTATAATATTTTGCTATGAGCTCAAGATCAACTTCAGTAATATAACATTCGTAAAGACTCGCTTCCATGCAGCGCCCATTATCGGCTAAACCATTCATAACGGCGCTGGCCTTAAACATTGACAAGCACGGCATAGGAAATCGAGGATCCTTTAACTTTATATTTATAAAGACAGCATGAATGATAAACGCGTAATTTTCGCTATTCTTGAAAATATTATCAGGTGAATCGAAAGTCTTTTCCAGCGGCCAAAATTTTTCGATAGGATATTTATAAGCTAACATACAATAAGGGTATGAACTGGAAAAGTCATAACAGATAGCGTTATATATTCCATGATTGACACCTCGCACCGTACAATATCTGTTTGCGTGAGTATATCCGCCATGGAACACGATCTCTAATATCTGTTGTAACCTATAATCCGGTGCCATGCTTTCATATTTATCATGAGCTTTGTTTTTCTTTCCTACGTCCCGGCACTCCCCGCGCATAATGCCGGTACTGGTATACGGTATTGATGATATATTTTTCTTTAATAATGAAAGAGTAGCGTCCAAACACTCAACACCCGCCCGGACGTCGTTTTCAATATATAATAATTCATCATCAGTTAAAATGTCGCTTTGGTTTCTGTATTTATTATAATCCCATTTTCCGAGTGCTTTTTTGTGTTCGACGTCAAGATCTTTCGCCCAGCGTTCAAGCTTACGAGCTGCCAAAACTAAAGAATCTTTTAATATTACACCATTCGAGAACTTAACAAAAAGCGGCGCATAGCTTTTAAGATTTAACTGATTGTCCGGCTCTCCCATTCTTTCAATCAGAAACTTTCGAAGAAATACCCAGTCATAACCGAGATTATGAAAATAGATGTATATCTCTCTTCCGGCTAAGTTCTTCCGGAGCTCCGTGATCATATCACAAAACTCATAAGGATTCTGCCCCCATAAGGTCGCTATATTGTGATGATATGCACGAAAACATATTGACCATGCGACAATGTGGTTATCGTCCTTTTGTAGCGGCTTTTTGCTCGTTTCGGTGTCGGCCATTATGATTATATCATTGTAGGTTATACCTTTTCGCCCGCCTTTAGCCTTAACTTGTATCAGGTCGGGCAGTGCTGAAAAATCAAAATCTTTCCAGTATGTCAGCGTATACGGATATCTTTGTATTAATTTTCGTTGTGCTCTCAGGTATTCCCTTGTATTCACTTAGTACCCCATTTCTTCAAGCTCCGATAATATGGCGCTTGCGCTTGTTTTCGCTCTTACAGATTTAAGAAGATCTGAATATTTACCGTCACGGTTTTCAAGGTATCTTTTCGCAACCGTCATTACAATATCATCGTTCATGTTTCTATTTTTCTTCATGGCAGCTTCAAGACCTTCTTTTTTAATGTCATTGATAACACCGATTGCTTTAATCTTTGTTGGGCTTCCGTGGCTGCTTTCGTCTTGGAACGCTTCAATGATCTTCCCGAGATCTTGCCATTTTACATCAAGACCATATTTTTCTGAAAGGGTTTTTGCCCTCTTTTCGTAGGTGTTAACAATGCCGCCCTTTGTGCTGGTCTTGCTTTCGATAAAATGGATCATGTCAGCGATCTTTTCGTTTCTTAAGTTGACGCTCTCCGGCATTTTAGTATTGAATCTGTTACCGCCCCAAACGTCAAGCGCTTTTTGGGCGTTCCTGTAAGCGTATTCCGTAACACCTTCGAACCCCTTTTCCTGTGATAGTTTCTCTAATCGGATTAAACGCTGATCTGCCACTTTTGCTATTCTGTGGTAATAGTGCTCTGTTGTTTCTCCCGGTCTTATGTCTGTATTGTATGCCATTATTTCTTGAAGCTCCTTTCAATATTCATTAATATATTTGGGAAGTCGTCTACTAACTTTCTCAGGGAATAAAAATCATAATTGGCGTCTGTCCTGATCGAGAAGATACAAGTATCAGTTAAGGCAGAAAACACCCTGACAACTCGCCCCTTGATCGTCCCCCAGTACCCATTATTTGAATGGTATTCAATATTTAAACTATCTTTCATTCTTTACGCTCCTTCCGTTTAAAATAGGGCGACTGTTAAAGCCGCCCTTCGTTCTCCGGGATCTTCTTAATTATCTTAACTTTTCGAGCTGCTTTTCGATATTTTCAACGTCAGCGGGTGACAGTTTAACGAAAGCGTGATTGTACCATGTATCACCTGACTTCCTGGAAGGGAAGCCAACCTTTCCGAACTCTTCGCCGGTATCATGGCGGGTAAGTACCTTATAAGAGCAGCCGTAAATACTAATATCATTTACCTTCATATCGAACATTATGACGTTCTCAAGCTCCTTCGCTCTTGTTACTTCGATCTCGTGATCAATTGCCTTTTCTGCTTCTTTCTTTTTTGTAAGTGCCATTGTTTTTTTCTCCTCTCGTTCTGTTTGCGTTGTTTGTATACTGGCGATTATCCCCGGAAAAATAAGCGCCTAATATCTGATGTTTTGTGCTGTCGTGGTCACATGGTTTCGTCATGTGGTGAAACTTAAGCCATTTAACACATATTATCCCATAAAAAGGGCAATCCTTACAGTTTCGGCCGTTTCTGCTGGTGCATACGGATACAATATTACCGGATCCGTAGATTTTACGTTTCGATTTTTTCTTCATGCCTAATGAACCCCTTTACATAAAAGTAATCAATTTCCGAAAAATTATACTTAAATAGATATTGTCCGCACTTGATCGCTATTCTGTCACCGTCAAGATTAACCCCGCAACCGAGGAAGCGTATAACTTCCCCGGTATTAAATACTATTTTAATCTTATTCAATATTATCACCGTCCTTTATCTGTTCTGCTGACATGGGAATATCAAGAAGCCCAAAAAGCCTATTTAGTTCGATTCCTTCCTCGGGTGTGATATTAGATAAATATATCCTGATATGCCCGCCTTCAGTTTGCTCAGTTATTCCGGCGATAATTTCCGCGATCTCGCCCAGCTTGTCGGTTGCTTTGTCGCAATATTCAACGGCCTTCTGTGTTTTATCTTTCCAGTAATCAATGTTATCTTTCAATGTTGCTATTCGGCCATTAAGATGTGATATTGTATTCTTGTATTCATTCACAAGACCAATAATACATTCTGCCATTCTGTCGGCTGCTGTTCTTCTTTTCATTTTCTTAACCTACCTTTCTTCAATCCAGCTTGCCCATACTTCAGGATCAAGCCGCGCCTTTTTAAGTTCCTTTTCTGCTTCGCTTCTTGTTTCGTGCCATGTGCCGGAATATTCAACGCTCATGGAGTCGTCACTTCCGGCTATTGGCTGCTCGATCATTACTACAAACAACTTAATATCTTCCTTTCTTTGTTTTTGTTCTTACGAACAAGTACATGATACCACCTAATTTTAAACAAATTATTAACAAACCTTATATATTTTGTTAACATTGACAAAAAGCATTTATTCTTATTATAATAAGGTTGAAAGTGGTTAAGCGATACGCGCACGACACCGGAGCGCAGCTCCGGGCGCTTGCTTAGTCAGCAGCCAACGCTTAGCCCCTTTCCGGAAAGGAGTTAAGACATGGCAAAACTTAATTTTGGCGATATAGTCGCCCTCGCAAAAGCGGGGTACAAGTATTCAGAAGTTAAAGAACTTATGGCGCTTGATATCCCCGAAGCACCCGAAGCACCTGAAACAACTGAACCCCCCGCAGAAGTTCCCGCGGATCCTAAAGTATCTGACGACATCGCGACACCGGCGAAAGCGACCGGGCAGCCGGTAGAGGATACCAAAGACGCAGAGATCGAAGCGCTTAAGGCGAAAGTTGCAGAGCTTCAAAAAACAAATCAGACAGCTAACCAGTCGGGTAATACACCCGATCCCCAAAAAGATCTTGACGACATTGTAAGATCTTTTATGTAATGAAAGGATAATAAAAAAATGGCAAGAACACTTACCACAAAAGACGGATACCAGCTTATGAATCTGCTTGTCCGTCAGGCCACAGGACAGGCCGCACAGTCAGTTGTTGACGCTTCTACTTTTGTAAGTGCCGGCGAAACCGTACTTGCAACAGGAAAAGAAAACACCATGAACGCGCTTTCACTCGTTCTCGGTCGTACTTTCGCAGCAGTACGCCCCTATAACGCAAAGCTCGCACTCATGAACGCCATTAACACCGGCGTATATTCTCACAGACTGAGAAAGATATCATATTATGCACAAGACGCGCTTCCTTCAGGATATTTCAATTCTGACCAGTTCACGAATTTTCAGGACGGTTTCACCGCGGGAGAAAACCCCGACGCGGGCGGCGTTCCTCAGTCTACTAAGTCACAGTATGAACAGCACCCCGCAATGCCCCTTGAGGTTAACTTCGCGGGATCTACCACATGGCAAGATTGCATAACAATGTATGAAGATAAGCTTGAACAGGCTTTCAATAGTGTTGAATCTTTCAACGCATTTATCGAAGGCATACTTGTTGAGCATGGCAACAACATTGAGTCGCAGAAGGAAGCATGGAACAGAATGACGCTTCTTTCCGCTATCGCAACCCGCATTTACCTTGCCGGACAGGGCGTAGCTGCTTCTTCCGTTATCAATCTTACTTCAGAGTTTAATACCTACTTCGGAACAAGCTACACCAGCGCACAGCTCAGAAGTACTTACCTTAAAGAGTTCCTTGAATTCATGGTATCAGTCATTAAAGAAACTTCCGACCGTATGACCGAGAGAGGAACAGCTTATCATGATCCCATGACAAAGACTGTCAGCGGCGTTACATATTCAGTACTTAGACACACGCCCAAGGATCGCCAGCGCTTATATCTTTACAATCCGCTTTTCCGTAAGAGTGAAGCAATCGTAATGCCCGAGATCTTCAGGCCGGAATACCTGAACATGGAAAAGCAGTTTGAGCGCGTTGAATACTGGCAGAGTAACGACAGCGACACAAACAGAAGCGCTATTAATTTTAATTCCGCTTACCTTGACAGTTCAGACGGAACACAAAAAGCAACCGGAGCAGTAACCGCTTCTTATGTTGTTGGTGTTCTTGCTGATGAAGACGCTTTCATGACTGATTTCCAGCTTGAAAAGTCGCTTACTTCACCTCTTGAAGCTCGCAAGGGATACCGCAACAACTGGCTTACCTTCGCAAAGAATGTGATCATTGACCAGACCGAAAACATGGTAGTATTTATCATGGCTGATTGATAGGAGTAAATAATTATGACCGGATACATTCCGCTTAATTATGAACAACTTAACTTGATACAGGGCGGTTATACGCCGTCCTGTATTAAGGCATTTAATAACAAAGCTTTCGCTTTTTGGGAGCGTGCACTATTTCAGCGCGCGTGCTCCGTTGTAAACTTTTCGCTTCCTGAGGAATGGAACGGCTCAATCAGGGATCTTTTCTATTATATTATGTTCAAGTTCGGCTACGCTGCCGTTTTTGATCATAGCGAATATGGAAAGATCTTTCAGCCGGCAAGCTTAACCGGATATGATGTTTTTTATCGTCCCACTAACGCGATAATCGCTAACCCTGTCTTTAAATCTCTTGATCTGAAGATCGGCAGCGATTGCGCAATAGTAAAGCTTACTCCCGATTATATGGGCGTATGGGATATTATAAGCTATTATGCCGAGAAGCTCGCGCTTCTTGATAATGCTATCAATATTTCACTTATCAATAATAAGTACGCTTTCATGTTGGGTGCAAAGAATAAAGCGGCCGGGGAAGCATTAAAGAAAATGCTTGATAAGATAAATCAAGGAGAACCCGCCGTTATCTTTGATCAGAAGCTCGCGAACGATCCGAACGATAAAAGCGAGCCCTGGCAGTTTTGGAACCGGGGAAACCTTAAAGAATCTTATCTTACATCAGAACAGCTTAAGGACTTTCAGACAGTTCTTAATAATTTTGATTGTGAGATCGGGATCCCTACACTTCCGGAAGCAAAAAAAGAGCGCATGATAACAGACGAAGCCAACATGAGGAAAAACGACGCCGTAAGCCGTTCGAAAATATGGATTGACACTTTCAATTCAAGCGCAGTAGAAGCAAACAGGCTTTTCGGGCTTTCCTTATCGGCTAAGCTAAATTATGAAAGCGAGGTAACAGAGTATGCAGAGTAAATTAACCTTGATCGGACTTTACAACTACGATAATACCGCGCTTGATAACTTGAGCTTCCCCGCCGGCATTGATAGAGATACAGCTGTCAGTACAATCCTTTTAAGGTGCGGAGAGTTTGAGCTCATATATCCCAACCTTGATTTTATGCGCTCAATGTGTGATCTTTTTTCAAAAAAGCATTACTGGACGTTCAAAAAGTGGATTGACGCAATCAATATACAGTATGATCCTTTGAACAATTTTGACCGACACGAAGATTATACAGACACTCACAGCGGAACAGATACCACGACAGGAAGCACCAGCGGAAGTACAAGCCCGGCACAGACTACGACAACAGATACAAACGACGTAAGCGCATACGACGCGAGCACTTACCAGCCAAAAGAAAAAAATACCAGTTCAATCGTAGTTAATACTGCCGGATCCGATAGTTCGACAAGCTCCGGAAGCATGACACACGGCGAAGTAATAGAGCACACCGGGCGCTTATATGGTAATATAGGCGTTACGACTTCGCAGCAGATGTTACAATCTGAGCTTGATATAGCACGTTTCAATTTATATGATCAGATAGCGGATATCTTTTGCGAAGAGTTCTGTTTGATGATCTACTAATAAAGGAGTAAAAGAAATGCTCAACGAGTACCCCTATACAGATTTACACGAATTAAATCTTGATTGGATAATCGCGAAAGTGAAAGAGCTTAACGAGCGCGTTGACAATCTGAGTACAGAGATTGCTTCCGAAGTTATCCCCATTGTAGAAGAGTATGTAGATACTCAGGTACAGGATATAATTGAAGAGTTCAACGCACTAAAAGAAGACTTTAACACGCTTTCCGGCGACTTTGACGGACTGAGCCAGCAGTTTATAGATCTTGCTGGCGACTTTGACGACCTCGTAACAGACACTCAAAACAAGATCAATGATCTTAAGGGATACATTGACGGCCAGATCGTCGGAGTAAATGCAAGAACAGACGCGGCAATTATTGCGAATAATGATTACATTCTCGGTCAGCTTTCGCAGTTCTTGGCTGAAATCAAAGTGCTTAACTACTTTACCGGAGAATATGTATCCATTCAGGATATGTTTGATTATCTCGCCGGGCTTCATGTTACCGACGGTATCGACTATGATACAATGGCACAGAGAGCGCTTACTTACAACCAGTACGCGGCTCTTAATATCACTTATACAGATCTTGCAATACATGGCGGTAGCCTGTATCAGTAAATAAAGGAGAATAATAAAAATGCAGCAGACAACAAATTATAACCTTCTTATACCTGAGGGGACTGATGTAGTTAATCCTCTTACTCAGGTTAACCCCAACTTCCAGACTATTGATAGCGCCATGTTTGCAAATAAACAGGCCACTATCGGAACAGCTGCCGAAGTTGTGACCGGAACAATTCACGCAATCATTAGAAACAACGCTGATTCAGATGTATTCAGATTTACGGCGACCGGAGCTTGGACAGCTGGCGATACTATGACACTTGACGGCCAGCAGGTAACCGTACATCTTTCAGACGGAACGACACCCGCAACAAACAGTTATATTATCGGCGCTGAGGTGCTGGCTATGGTTAACGGCTCGCTTGTTACCCTTGCGATCAGCTCCGCGCCCCCGGCTCAGGGTGTGACCAGTTTCAACAACAGAACCGGTGCAGTAGTTCCCACAGCTTCGGATTATGACGGAAGCATGATTGACTATGATAATACAACAAGCGGCCTTAATTCTACCGACGTACAGGGCGCAATTGATGAAGTAAACGCAGCAACCAAACACGGATTATATGAAGCATGGTATAATACGACACCGAACCTTGCTTTTACCGCACAGACTATTACCGTTAATGTGCCCACAGGAACGGACGCAGTTTGCTTGTTACATGAGGTATATAAGGGTGAAAAGTACGGCTCTAAATTTGATATGCTCGATCTCTCTTATATAAGCTCAGGTGAAATTATTACATTAAGAACCGCTGAGATCATACAGGGCAATTTACAGTACGCAGCAAGACAGGTAACCGGATCTCTCAGCGGTAACGTTCTTTCGTTAACATTTGCCGACGCGACTGTTGGATCGTCTACCAACAATGATTACATGATACCGCTTCGCATTTTGACACTTTCACATAATAGCTGATATTATAAAAGCTCAGCGCTCTTATTACCCGATAGGTAATGAGGGCGCTTTTGCTATGCGTAAAAACAGAT